CAGCCTAAGGAGTGATTATGGTATGAACCAACTTCAAAGATTTATGTACAGCAATCAAGAAGTACGAAGCACAGTTATTGATGGTCAACCTTGGTTTGTAGCGAAAGACGTTTGTGATGTTCTGGAGATTTCTAACAATCGTGATGCTTTAAATAGGCTAGATGAAGATGAAAAGGATGTAGTTTCAACCGACACCCTTGGAGGAATGCAAAATGTTTCCGTTGTAAACGAACCGGGCCTTTATTCCTTAATCCTCGGCAGCCGCAAACCTGAAGCAAAACAATTCAAACGCTGGATCACACACGATGTCATCCCAAGCATCAGAAAACACGGTGCTTATATGACACCACAAACAATAGAACAAGCCATCACTTCACCAGACTTTCTTATTCAACTTGCAAACAAAATTAAAGACGAACAAACAAAAAATAAGTTACTTGAAGAAAAAATTGAGCAAGACAAGCCTAAAGTCCACTTCGCTGAATCAGTTGAAATATCCAAAGATTCTATTTTAATCTCCGATCTAGCCAAATTGCTAAAACAAAAAGGTGTAGATATCGGAGAACATCGACTTTACAGATTTATGAGAGAAGAAGGTTACCTTATCAAGTCTGGTTCTGAGTATAACAAACCTACGCAGCGTTCAATGGATCTAGGAATATTCGAAATTAAAACAGGTTATCGCAGTGGTACAGGTGGTGTAACAAAACTAACTTATACATCTAAGGTAACCGGAAAAGGTCAAATTTACTTCATTAATAAGTTTTTAAAACATTCTGCTTAATACAATTCAATTTCACACAACTAATAACCTTCTAAATAAGAAAAATCTTCCAAGGAGGACAACATGGAAAAAATATATGTACAGCCTGGGCAACGATTAAAAATCCCTGTTAATAACTTATCCCCAGAATTAATATTACGGATGTTTACTGAAGTAGAACAAGCAAAAGAAAAGCTGAAGGAGGAGAAGAAAGTTGGCTAAAAAACTAGATGATATCACAAACCGCAGGCTGACGGTAATTCCATTTAAAAGACCGGACAAGCCCAAGCGTGAAACGCGCATCTATACACCAACCTGTGGATGCGGCGCTGAAGCAGAGTACGAAGTATACGACAACCTTCAGCCACACTGTAAAAATTGCACTCAGGAAGCCATGACCAGCACCATCAAGCCATTTGTGAGACCGATCGGAGGGTTTGACGATGCAAGCTAATACGGATCCACGTTACCCACAGCCCACACAGTTCATTGTTGATACTGCTGACGGAAGACACATGCAGTGGCCAGCTTACGACTATGACGATCTACTCAGGACGCTTCACTTTTACGGACACACACCAACATTCATCAAGCCCCTGACAGAATATGAAGCTGAAATACTCGCCAAAGAAGCGCAAGAGGATTTGATGCATCAATTCCGTGTGGAGTTAGAAAGAGAGCTGAAAGAATCTGCTTAAAACGGTACTGGACATAATCGAACATTACAAAGGAGAGAGTGAAATGGACAAATACGAGAATCACCGTGACGAATGGCACGAAGAGGATGCAATGAGGAAGCTTGGTATCAATCCAGATGTGAGAACTTGCGAGGATTGCGGAGATAACATTGATGATCTGCTTCCTGAGTTCGACACATGTAATTCATGCTTTTTTCGAGAAAGCGAGTGAAGAAAATGGAAATCACACACTTTGACAAATTGAGAATCAATTCAGATTCAAGCGTAAGATCAGTTTTTCTTGACGTAACAGCATTTGACCAAGGAGCCAGTAGTGGATTTATGGCAGTTGCTTATAACATTCCAAGTTTCAACAAAGAATCATACGCCAAGCACAAAACTGAAGTGAGAAGAAAGGAAAATCAAACAGGATTGTTCGTTCACAAATACTCTGATGCTGAAATTCCGGAATGGTGGAGAGATGCTGAAATCTTATATTCGTGGGAACAGGAGTGAAATACATGTACGTAGATCGCACACCAGAGTTGAATGAAAATATTGATCGCATTCTTGAACTAGCCAAAATTGCCAAATCCAAAGGGACCTTTGAAGGAACACTGAAACGTGTGTACCTAATGAACAAAGTGAAGCAATATCGCATGGAGCAACGAAAAAAGGCAGCCATTGCCGTGGCCGCCCGAGAAAGACTCTTTGAAAATTAACTTACGGATATTTTATCACGAATTAGGGAGGAATGACAGATGCAAGCGATTCGTTTAGTAGGCACCAAGGACATGGAGCATGACGAGTGGTTAGAGTGGCGGCGAAGTGGCATAGGCGGTTCTGATGTAGCTGCTATCTGTGGTCTAAGCCGTTATAAATCAGCTTTGGAAGTCTACTTAGACAAAATCGGAGAGATCCCACCTATCGCAGACAATCCAAAAATGAAGGCTGGCCGTATCCTTGAACCAGTTGTAGCTGATTGGTTCGAAGAAGAGACCGGGATACGTGTTCAAAAACAGAATTACATCTTCCAACATAAAGACCATCCTTGCATGCTTGCGAACATCGACCGTTGGGTCCCAGGAGAGAATGCAGGGCTTGAGATCAAAAATACTGGTGAATATTCACGCAATCACTGGTTTGACGGAAATACAGAAGTTATTCCAACAGAGTACCAATTACAAGCTAATCATTATATGGCTGTCACAGGTGCTGACAAGTGGTATGTAGCTGTTCTGATCGGCGGCTGGGACTTTCAATGGCGCGTGATCGAGCGTGACGAGAACCTGATTAACAGCCTTATCTCGATAGAAGAAAACTTTTGGAATTTCCATGTGAAGGCAAAGGTTTTACCGGAAGTTAAGGCACAGGATACAAACTTGATGAATTACATGTTCCCTCGTAGCGCCTCTACAAGCGTCAATATAAGCGAAGTCTACTATGACCTTGTAAATAGACTACTAGTCACGAAGACAGCCTTAAAACAGGCAGAGGAAGACCATGAAGACGTAAAAAACAAAGTTAAGCAGTTGATGGGTGAAAATGAGCTAGCGATATGGAAAGATGAAAAACTTTGTTCTTGGAAAACAAACGCACGCGGTAGTCGCGTATTCAAAATATTAGGAGGAAATTAACAATGAATATGACAAAAGCACCAACAAGCCAAAGTGGATTAGCAGGAACGTTATCAAGTATAGCTACAACAACTACAACAACACCGACCAAAGGTAAAACCATCAATGACCTATTTGAACAAATGAAGCCAGCTATTGCACAGGCTATTCCTAAACACCTTACTCCTGATCGTCTCCTTCGAATTGCTACAACCAGTATCCGCACTAACCCTAAACTAAAGGTTTGCTCACCTGAGAGTCTTCTAGGAGCCGTTATGCAGTGTGCTCAGCTAGGTCTTGAACCTTCTATCTTAGGTCACGCATACCTAATTCCTTATAAGAACAAAGGCGTAGACGAATGCCAGTTTCAGATTGGTTACAAAGGACTGATTGAGCTGGCGCGCCGCACCGGACAGATTAGCAGCATCATGGCGCAGGCTGTTCACCAGAATGATGAATTTGAATATGAGTACGGAATTAATGAGAAGTTGAGACACGTTCCAGCGGATGGTGATCGAGGGCCCGTAGTGAAGTATTACTCTTATGCCAAGTTCAAGGATGGCGGTTACTCCTTTATGGTTATGAGCCGAAATGACATCGTGATTCACCGGGATAAATTCAGCAAAGCTAAGAACTTCGGACCATGGGTAGACCACTTTGACGAGATGGCTAAGAAGACAGTTCTTAAATCTCTAATGAAATATATGCCGATCAGCGTTGAGTTCCAACGCGCAGTAGATCAAGACGAAACAACCAAATACTTCGATTCCTCAGCGGAAAATATGAGCGAAATTGTAGATGTTACGGATTGGAAAGATGTTACTGAGGAAACGACAGAGACCACGGTTGATCCTAATCAAGGCGAGCTACCCTTTTAACAGAGGGTAGTAGTTAACGGAGTTTACGAAGCCACCCATGCGCGCGTAAAAACTATTGGATTTATGAGGAGGAAGCATAGATGAGTAGAGAAATTAAGTTCAGAGTTTGGGATAACGAAAGTGAATGTTTTTTTCAAGACACAAATAGAGCATATAACGGAGTTATAGAACAATTACTTATTAGTCCGTCAGGAGACATAAACATTCGGAAAATGGATGGTATGTACCATGAATCATTATTTCCAGATCGGTTTGTGAAACAACAATACACCGGATTAAATGACAAGAACGGCCGCGAGATATACGAAGGTGATATCGTGGAGCACGAGGACTTTTCAATTGGCTGCACAGTCGATCTGAATATTACTGGCGCTGTGGTGATGGTAGACGGTTCGTGGTGTGTAGAACGAGGGAATGACGGAGATTACCTATTCACTGAAACAGGTACAAACGAAATCATCGGAAACATCAACGAATCGCCGGAGCTACTCACATGAACCGCGCTGACGCACTCCAAGAACTGGACAAGCACCTACTGGTATGCACCACGTGCCCCACGAAGCTCAACGGTACGTGGAGATCCGTAGATTATAACCGGTTGCAAAACTACTGCAACAAAGAGTGTCCTACAGGTAGATTGATGCAGGGAGTAAGAGTCACTCTGAGTGATCTGGTGAAGGATAAACGCAAAAAGAAGGGGCTGATCGCATGACCAGTGCAGATTATGAAAAGTTGGCTCGACGTGAGATAGCGGAGAACGGAAATGTATCACCTTCACTCGCCATCAAGATGCTGATACACATGAAGTCTCTTGAAACTCCAAGAGTGCAGATTGATAAGCGGCTGCTGGATCAGAGCTATGGATTCAAGGCATACAGAGAGAGGAAAGTGAGCGCATGACTAGGCAGGAACAGTTGCGCAGTGACATTGCAGGTTGGCGTAAAGAAATTGAAATGTTCGAAGACTGTTTAAGATATGCAGTCAAGTACACAGTCTTGGGAGATATCGAGCATTACGGCGATTTACGCAATACAATAAACCGCCGTATCGAGGAGGCAGAGGAAGAACTGCATTCGTTAAAGAGTGCTTAATCCGGAATGAACTCCAAAATATCGCTTATATCACATTCGAAAAATGTACACAGGGTGTTGAGAGTAGCGAACTCGATGCCCTTAGCTTCACCCTTATACAGCTTAGTCAGTGATAGCCTAGTAATTTCAGTTTCTTCAGATAGTTGACGGATACTTTTGATTTTCTTATGGCCCATTAGAATGTGCAATTTACTATTTATCATGATTTACACCTACCGTGTGGAATTTTCTACTTTATCCTACTTTGTACTATAACGGACTAATTGCCATACAGTAAAACTTTTCATCAAAATGGTAATAAAGTAGTTGCCATATGGTAGTTAGTAAGTTACAATATAACTAACAAGAGAGAGGGAGGCAAACAACATGGAAAGCAATCAAATGATGGAAGAAATTAAATTCAAAACGTTTCCTGTGCGCATGAGTTTGCAAATGAATACAGACCTTCGAAATAAAGCGTTTAAAGAAAACACAACTGTTCACCAACTGGTGTTGAAGGCTATCTACAAGGAATTGACTGGTGCAGACGAGGCGGTGTAAATAATGGCATGGATCGAGAGTCACCAAGGTTTGCCGAAACATCCCAAAACCAAGAAACTCATGCGTAGGTTGAAAGTATCTGCTCCGGTAATCATTGGTCATCTTCACATGCTATGGTGGTGGGCTATGGACTTCGCACAGGACGGTGAAATAACTCATTATGATGAGTTTGATATTGCTGACGCTTGCGAATGGAATGAAGATGCCGCTGAATTTTACTCAGCTCTGATAGAGGCTGGATTTGTAGACTGCATCGGTGAACAACGATTCATTCATGACTGGTACGACTACGCAGGGAAGTTGATCGAAATACGCAAAAAGGATGCTGAGAGAAAGCGGAATTCCAGAGGAAAAACAAAGGAGTCCGTTAGAAATCCAGAAGATGTCCGCCGGACATCCCAAGGACATACGGAGGAATCCGGTGGACAGCGTAAAGAGTCCATACGTGACCTAGACCTTAACCTAGACCTTAACCTAAATAATACTACTACTGCCGATGAAGACTTATCAAAAATAGATAGAGAGTACGCAAGAATACACAAATGCACCGGATTGAAGTCAAAGGATTGGCCGCTAGTGACATCGTTGTTAAAACAAAAGATTCCTGCAGATTTAATAATTTCCGTAATGGAA